AAAACAAAGACTATCTAAAATTAATTAGATGGTCTTTAATTATATATATTAATTAAACAAAAAAAGGAAGTGACACATATTGTCTATAAATAATAAAGCCATGGATACATTAGTAAATACAATTGTTGATAGTATAGTACACCTTAATAAAAAGCTAGATTTCAATGACAAATCCCCTACAGGCACAATAATTGAGGTATTAACAGGCAATAATTATCGTGTACAAATTCAAGGTAGCTATTATACCTTATCTGATACTAATTCTCATAGTGTGGGTGATATTGTTGAAATCTTAATACCAAATAATGATTGGAGCAGAATGAGATTTAATAACAAATAATGATTGAATTTTCAGAACTTAGCGGAATTTTTCGTTAAGTCTTTTTTTATACCTAAAATCACTTGAAAAGGAGGAATCAGCATTAATAATAGTCAAAATAATTTAGTCAATACTCAAGATGATGTTAAATTACTAACTAAATATTTAATGAAATTTTACGGACAAGACCAAGCAAAACAATTACTTCTTCAGCATCAAAAGAATTTATTTGGAAGAAATGGACTAGCTTATTCATTAGGCAAGAGAAGTCTTGAATTTTTCTGTCTGTATTTTCTCCAAAATATATATTGTGGCGAGGATAAAGCACCATTAGCACCTATTCACTATGAGATGTGGCAAGAATGTCAAGATATTATTATAAATAAAACAACGGACAAACAGGAATATATTCTTCCACGTGGACTTGGTAAGTCAACTATACTGACTTTAGCCTTATCAATCTGGTGTGCTGTTTATAAATATAAATCATACATAGTAATTGCAAGTGCAATAGGTGATACAGCAGAATCATTTATTAAAAATATAAAAATGGCTCTTGAAGATAATAAAAGAATTGAAAAGGCTTTTGGAAAACTTATTGATACTAAACGTTGCATTTGTAATGCTGAAAAAATAGAGCTTACAAATCAAACGATGATTCAATCAATTTCGGCTAGTTCTTCCTTTAGGGGTAAGAGTTATGGTAATAAACGTATTGAGTTAGCAATACTAGACGATTTTCAGAAGTCAGATGAGATAGTATCAGATGAACAACGTCAAAGAAAATTCAAAAGATTTTCAGATGATATTAATTATGCCATGCAAAAAGATAATTCAACGATTATTGCATTAGGGACTTTGCAATGCAAGGATGATTTTTATGACAGGCTTAGAAATTCACCAGTATTTAAAACAAAGCAAGAAAAAGGAATGTTAGTTGATGATGTTCAAGAATATTTTAATTCTGGTTTATGGCTTGAATTTAAAAAAATATTGACAGATAAAAATAATGAATTTGCTCTTGACTATGCAAAGGAATATTATTTACAAAATCAAGAAAATATGCAATTCCCTTTGTTGTGGCAAGATTATTGGAACTGTTTAGATATAGCATTAAGTTATTATTCTAACCCTGTTTCATTCATGCAAGAATTTCAAGGTGATATTAATAATATAGGAGTGAAAAAATTTACTACAATTATAACTCAATCAGCAGAACAAATTGGAGATCATACATTTATTAAAACTATTTTATCAATAGATCCAGCTGGTACAGATAGAAGTGGTACAAAACGTGACTATTACGCTTTTGCAGTTGTATCAGAGGGTGAAAACAGTATTAAATATGCAAGGAAATCCTTAATAAAAGACTTTGAATTTAATGATTATATGGCTGAAACTCTTGATTTATTGCGTAAATATGAGGATATTGAGTATATCAATATTGAAAAGAACACTTATTCTGGAAGTGACGTAATTAAATTGAAAGAATTAATAGAAAAAGATGATGATTTACGCTTGCGTAACTTCACTTTTATTAATAAATCACAAAATCAGAATAAGGATAATAGGATTAATGCTATTGTTCCTGAGGTGAATTTAGGTCGAGTGATTTTCAACGAAGATGATACAGAACCCATTGAACAGCTAAGAGAATTTCAAGGTTGTAAATATACTTTGCACGATGATTACCCTGACTGTTTAACAGCAGCACTAGAACGCTTGAATGAAATAGAGAAAATTCCAAAAGTAAAAGTATTTGACTTATCAATTTTAGGACTATAAAAAAAGGAGAAAATATGAGTGACATTTTAAAAAAGTTAATAGAAGAATATACTGCAAATTTAGATAAATATAATAAAATGGGCGGTTATTACGACGGACAACATGATATATTAAAAAATTATCATTATGAAGAAAATAGAGCAAATCAGAAAATCATAGTCAATTATGTTCATAAATTTATCGAAGAAGAATTGAGTTACATATTTGGCAATCCTCTTACTTACATATCAAAAAGCGGGAATGAAACAACAGTAAATGATATTGATTATCAGTTATCACATTGGAAAGCAACACATAATCAGGAATTAACAAGAATTTTAGAGATATTCGGAACTGCCTATGAATTATACTACATTAATAAGCAAGGTGAGTTTTGTTCAAGGATTTTAAATCCAACAAATGCAATTGTTTTAACTGATACAGATGACGTTCCTCAAATGTTTATTCATTTTTACAAAAACAAATATGAAGATAGTAATTATTACGATGTTTATTATTCAGACAGAATTGAAATTTATAAAGATGATATATTAATTGATACAAAAACGCATTTATTCAATAGTGTACCTGTTTCAGTTTGTACTATTGGAGAAGAACAGACTATTTATAGTAAAATTAAATCACTGAATGACAGTTTAAATTCAATCATGAGTGACCAACTAAACACAATTTCAGATTTTAGAAGTGCATATTTAATTGTCACAGGTAGTGAACTTGATGAAGAAACTGCCCTTGCAATGAAAACTAAGGGATTAATTAACCTAAAATCTAAAGAGGGTAAAGTTGAATGGTTGATGAAAGAAATTAATACCTCATATATAGAAACAATGCTTACTAATATTAAGGATAGCATTTATTCCGTATGCGCTCACGTCGATGGAAACGAGAAATTACAGAGTAATACAAGTGGAATTACATTAAGGACTAGGCTTATATTCCTTGAACAACGTTGTAAGACAATTTTTGATGCTGTGTCTGACACTATTTCAGACAGAATAAGATTTTTATTTCAATATTTATCTATTAAAAATATGGCATATGATTATAAGGATATTATTGTTACATATTCCCCTTGTATACCTCAAGATATTCAATTGATAGCACAAACTATTAATCAATTGGGTGATAAAATTTCTCTTGAAACTGCATTAGCACAACTTCCATTTATATCAAATCCAGCTAATGAAATTGCTAAGATAAAAAAGGAACAATCTGAGTTACAGGAAATTAATCTTGATAAAGCAGGATTGACAGATGAATAAGGATTTACAAAAAGAAATTCAACAAGTTCAAAAAGACTGTAGAAATATTTCAAAAAAGCCTTTGAAAGAAGTTTTAAAAGCTTATAAAATATCACTGGATAATGTTCAAAATGAAATTTCTGTAATTGTTGATAAATATAATGTTGATGGAGTTATAAATATATCTTCTAAACAACGATATAGCGAATTAAAATCTTTAGAAAAGAAATTAACAAAGGAAATAACTAATTTAGGAGATTTGAACATTAAAAAGACTACTGATTTATTATCAGAAATCTATTCCGAAAGCTATTATAGGACAGCCTATGTAATTGATAAGGGCATTGATATAGCAATCGATTTTTCAATATTAAGACCTGAATTTATTGAATCTGCTATTAATACTCCTATTGAAAATATAACATATTCAAAAAGAATATGGAAAAATCAAAAGAATTTAATTAATAGAATTTATAAAGATGTTCAAAAAGCTTTAGTAAATGGTAAATCACCAGAAAAATTAGCAAGGCAGATTAAAAAGGATTTTGGAGTAACAGCATATCAAGCAAGCCGATTAATAAATACTGAAGTTGCTAGAGCAATGTCAATGGCACAGGATGAGATATATAATAATTCAGATGTGGTTCAAAAGGTTATGTGGGATGCTACTCTTGATAGCTTAACAAGTGCTGAATGTGCGGAATTAGATGGTGAATATTTCCCTAAAGACAATCATCCAACTCCACCAAAACATCCAAATTGCAGATGTTGTATTATTCCTGTTGTTGATGGTTGGAAGCCTACTAAAAAGCTTGATAATACTAAAGGTGACAAGAAAATTATTGATTATCAGAATTATGATAGTTGGTATAAATCAAAAGCAGAACAGGATGTGAAATAATTGAAAATAGGTTACTATCATGGATTACCTGAACAGGGTGCTAATTTAGTTGAATTATTTAGACAAAATGAAGAGCTAAAAAA